GCTCCAGCAGGAGTGCCCATACCACTAGCACCACCACCTTTTGCACGATAGGTTTGCTCGATAAAACGAACACCGTCGTAACGACCGATTTCTCCGTTCATAATCATGCGAAAACCTTGGTCGATATATTGCTTGATATCTTCTAGATCATTTTTCAATGTTCGGAAAGTTGTAGGCCAACCAATCGCGTAATAGTCGTCGCCAGTGTAGGCCGGGATATTGCGCTCTTTCATTACGTCTACAATCGCTTTGACATGACCTTTGCCGAATGCTACATTATTAGTAGTAGCAGTCGTGCCGTTCTCAGTCGTGACCACTGCATCAGTCGCGGTTGCTGATGCAACACGAACTGGAGCAAGATCAAACTGATTTGCGGCTAAGGTGTCAAATGCTTTCTTCGCATCTGTTTTTAATACCTTCCTGATGATTTCAGCCACGGGTTGCTCAGATAGATCATCTAACTTACCGGTCCACGGGACAGAGTTACCTGCCTCGGTGATCGTCATTGATCCTTGAGTAATCGTGAAAGAAGTCTCTGGAATGGTATTGGTTTCCACTAAGGTTTCACCCGCAGTGGCTACATCACTAAAAACGTTCCAATGGAATGTATCGCCACGATGCAAACCCTGATGGGCTGCATCCTTGACATCACAGAACTGCCGAAACTTAACGATAGGCTGTACAGCCATTCTCAGTTGACGGCTGAGGTTCAGTGCATACATATATCCACCGGAGGCGTTGACGGACCATACTTGTCCTGCCATTTTTACTTCTCCTCTAGTTTGTTATTGAAGATGTTTAAGCCGTGACTGACGCATCTCTTCGATAATTTCCGCCACCGTTGCCGGGTCTGGTTCACTATCTCCAATTTGAGCAGATGCACTAGCTGATTTAGGTTGGGAAGTAATATTCTTCTTACGTCTTACCCTAATATCTTCTTTTGGTTTAGGTAAAGTTCTCTCTACCCATTCGCGCGTTTGGTCAGCAGCTTCTTTGATAATATCCTGCGGACTCCAACTTGGATTTTCACGTTGAAGTTCTATAGTTTTATTATCAGCGATTGCTCTAAATTCAGAATTATTAGCAATATCCGGGTATTGATCATTAAACCAATGAACAGAATCTTCCATTGATTTATGATAAGCCCATTGTTGCTTTCTCTCTTCTTGAACTTTCTGTTGCGCCATGTGCCTATTTAAGGCTTGTTGCACTGCTTGATCTACATTAGGGGTGGCACTATGAGTACGCCCACTATTCGTTAATTTCACAAGCAACTCTGCGGCTTCCTCCGCATTGTCATCATATAAAGCTTGATGATATTTTTTTGCTAATTCAGATCTATCTTCAGATCTTTCTGGAGCCGCGTCATTAGGTGGCGGCGATTGTTGCGGAGAAGGAGATTGTCGCATTTTAGCAATGTAAGCATTTAAATGCTCCTCTCTTGCCTGAATTTGACGACCATACTCCGCCGCTTCTTCAAAACGTTTTTGAGACGCTTTATCTTTTTGAAGAGAGGATTTTAATGAATCAAATTCAACATCAACCTCCTCCCCATCAACCTTTACAGTTGTCATCCAATTATCACCGTCCTTCCAGATAGGCGAATCATTAGTGACTTCCACTTCTCTTACTTCTTCTACTTCTTCAGAAGAGTCAACCTCGTTGAAACTTTCTCCGATTTCTTCTTCAAGCTGTTTCTCTCTCGTAGCAAATATTTCGTCCATCGCTTTTTCACGAGTAGATAATGCCTCATTTTCTTCATCTTCGGACGAGGATTCAACTTCCTCTACTTCTCCTTCTATAACTTCAACATCTTCTAGTCCTGTTCTGATAGCATCCTCAAGGGTAGCCATGCTAAACCTCCTAATTATTCCATAGCATCTCTATGCCTAATCATCGCTTCCGCATTTTCGCCATCAGAAATAACTCCATTCAACCACTGAAGGACTTTTAACGGTGTAGCCAGATTAAGTGAAATTTTACGGTACTGTTTAAGTTCCTCTTCTGAAGAACCTACCCACCCCTGAAGCGCTATTTCTTGCAAATCATCTATGCCTGTTCGATAATCGAATAAGGCTCTTTGCATAACAGCCTCTCCAGTTGGAGTTCTTACAAATTCTTTTGTTTTTGATCCAATACGAATCCTTTTTACAAATTCATCGATACCAGTCTCAGCCGGGTTATAATATTCCATTAACCAACTGCAAACGGGATTTTGTTATACTTATCTCTACTCACTGTTCCTGCTTTGCCCTCCGCTCTTATTTCTAATTCCCTGTCTATCTCCTTATCAGACATTTGGTTAAATAAGGCATCTCTTTGCAAGAGTAATTCACCTCTTCGCGTCACAGCATCTTGATGACGAATCTCCGCTTCACGAATATCAGTATCTTGCTGTATTAATTCCTTTTCTATATCAGACTGAGATCGAATCTGAGCAACATTTGTAGCCCCCTGATTCTTAACCTGTTGTATTTGCATCTTTCCTTGAGTCTTTATTTGATCCGTTTCTAATAACCGCTGCATCTCTTCTAATTGTTGCTGCAATTGTTGAGTTTGTGGATCGGCTTCGGCATCTAAAGATATAAACCGTGTTCCATCTTTATACCCTAGTTGTCCAAAAACCTCTTTTGCTAATTCAGGTAGATTTAAACTTTCAGGAACACCGGGAAATGCAGCTAATGTTTGTACACCAAACAATAAATTCTGTACCTTCTTTATTGGGTCAGTAGCATTAATTCCTACATTGACTTTCAATAAAACATCTTGCCTTAATAATTCATCCATCATTTCATCGACATTAAAAGAGAACTTCTTTTGCTGAGCTTCTTGACCCGCGACAGCTAAAATTACAGGATCTGTTTCATAATATTGTTCAAGACGAAGTAACTGCTTTAAAACATTTTGAACCCAAGTATCAGCAAAAGTTCTTAATGTATATTCAGCAACCTGACTGCTGCTTCCAGCGAGAAGATTCATTCCTCCTACAGTTTCATTTAATGCCCTAGCTCCTTGAACGGTAGATGTGGAGAAGTTACCTTGCAACTCATCAAAATCCATATTGATTCTGTCTTGCTCAGCATAAGCAGAACCAGTAACATCTCTCGTTTCTATTACTCTAACATCAGAATCTGGATCATCCATTTCAACCGCACCGCCGGGAACAGATCTAAACAAAGCATCAAGATCTATATTCCTATCTCTGCGGATATGGTATCTCTTATTCATTGCTAACTTAACATTATCAAACCTCTGATTCCAAATGTCATTAGCAGCAGATTGAAGTTCCTGTGTTAATTCCACCGTGCCTGATGGATAAATCTTATGAGCTTCTATATTGACGCAACCCATAACATAAGGTCTTTCGCCATCTCTTAGCCAAGGATACATCTCAGAAAGAGGTTTAGGATCCGTTAATAAATGATCTGTTCCAGCAGTGAAATAACACCAATCAATCCCATCTTTTTTTACAATATTTTTATGGACCCATACAATCCAGAAATCTTTTATCTCTCCAAATTCTGTATTATCCAAAGGATCCATACGAGGCTCGTCACGAACTAAGCGAGTCGTATTTTCTGTATCTGCTTCAGAGGCTGAAGATATTAACTCTTCATCAGAAACTTCAAGCCATTCATCAGAGTCCATTTTTTGTCTTACATCTTGTAAAAACATCGGAACTAAATGAACTATATAAGGAGAAGATCCAATTGGATCAGCCCAGTCAGAAGCAGGATCAATCCTTATATTTTCTGGAGATATTAATTCAATTACAGGGTGATCAGATAAGGTTGTAACCTGTTCTTGTGTTTGCTCGTTACCCATTTCATCCATCAAAGGGTTGTTATTACCATCTACTTGAACGTAAGTCTCTTCCTTTTCCTCAAAATCCCAATATTGGTGAGAAATACAAACCCCTTGAACTGCTGCATCCTGTATAGCGGCAGTCATTATCTGGAACCAAGGAATTGTATTCGTCAATCTATATTGCATTATTGACTGAGCAACAACAGCAGCCGCAGCCTGTGTAGGATCGTTAGCATTAGCTGGCTCTATACTAACTACATCTTCATTAGTAAAGAAAGCAACCGACATAGCGGACTGCAAACTTCTTACAGCGCTTCTCGTCTTGGGTCTAAAGAATCTAGATCTCTTTTCATAAGCCCCAGTAAGATATTTAGATCCAGCAGGATGCTTGTTATTAAACATCGACAAGCTCTTTTCCCACTGGTACCTTAAATTAGCATCTACATATTCTGTAGAGCTGTCATATATCTGACGAGCAAGCCTTATCCATTTGTTTTCTTTTGGAGTATCATCATCAAATGACATTGGCTCCGAACCCTCTAATGGAGGTTGAGGATTAATTAACGACATTACGAGAAGTCTCCATTCAACTGCCCTTTATAATCCATTGTCAAATCAGTAAGATATTGATCCTCACGGAATTTTCCTCTTGACATTCTAAATCTTTCAAGCATTTCTCCACCCGCATTAACAACAGCTTTATAATCATTATCGATTTTGCTCTCATGAAGAACAAAACCCCAATTCCCAGACAGTCTCATTGATTTAACAACAACAACTCCATCCATTGTGTGAACTGCCCACAACCAACCGGGATATTTCTTTTCTAGCATCTCTGCTGTATTCTTTGCTCTAGTAAAGTCCGAACCAATATATTTATCTGCTTTTTCTATTTCCATTTCTCTTAGGCTTAAAGAAAACCCTTGCTCCATTATTAAATTTATAGGTGGCTACTGGGGCGCTTAATTCAGGATCAACCTTATAAGCAGTTTCTGACCAACTCCATTGTTTAGATTTATCCATGATTAAAAAATATTTACTTGAGGTGTGTACAAAGGCGCTCTATGTTGAACATCAGGAACTCTTTCGACAAGAACCAAGCTCCCTCCAATATTAAAACTAAACGTCTGACCTATAGTGGGGGAAGACCCAGTTAAAGTTAAATCAGCCTTTCCGGGACGCGCTATAGAGCCTTCCAACGCGGATGGAATGTACGCTGTAAGAGTTATATCGCCCTTGGCAACAGTTATAGTTTTATTTTCAATTGCAAGCGGAGCGTAAGAGGTAAGCAGCAAATCAACAGTTGGTACAGTTCTAACAACTGGAAGATTAGGAGCGTACCCGGTAAGTGTTACTGTTCCGCTAAGATACCAACCAGAATCACCCCAACTGCCTACAGCAGCATCCCACTGAACAGCAGCCTCAGATGAATCCCATGTTACATTCCAGATTCCTCCAGCCATTAAGGTTTCTCAGGCCACACTACGTCTTCAGAATTCTCCACACTTGCTGGTAGATCACGCAATGCTTGACGGTATGTTTCCATATCAGAAGACATGGTTACGTCAGTGAGGGCGTAGAAGTCTGTTGCAGCTAGAAGTTCGTTTCTCTCTTTACGAGCGCGATCCCAGTTTGCTACAACTACTGCTGCATTCATTTCATCAGCAGTTGGGAATACGCCTTTATCATCATCCCACTCACAGACTAATTCAAGACTAGGCGTGCCATACACTCCAATCTGCATGATCTGTATGATAGCTTCTGGATTAATAATGCTTAACGCAAACCCAAAATCATCTACACCAATCGTGTCTGGCTTATCGTATTTCATTAGTAAACTCTGTTAAACTGAGCAATAAAATTTGTTGAACTTAATACAGTACCCCTAGCAACGTGTGCTGAATTTGATCTACAATTAACCATGTAAAATTCTACCGCTTCTGTTGCAGATGCATAATAGCAACCAGTAATACCATTCTGCCCATAACTACCACCATATATCGTCGATACACCATGAGCATAATCACTAACAGATACACCAGCTACATATTGGTTTGGCGAAAGTGCACTGGCGTCGGAAACCGCTGCATTGTTAAAACTTACCGTCCAATATCCGTTCATTCCAGTCGGAGTAACAAGTTTATCGTTTACATTGTCCCAAGCATTACCAATCTCAGTTACTAATGTCCACCCAGTTAGTTTTGCAGTAGCGCTAGACGCGATACTCTGATCCGCTGTTAAATACCTACGTGAGTAATAAGTTTCTTTATGATCAAGAACCACCCATCCACCATCACTTACACAAAATTTAACAAAATCACCCTTTTGGTAGCCAGTCCAAGCCTCGCTTCCTCCATTCATAACACGAACACTATTAGTGCCAGTGGCATTGTCCGAAGCAACAACAGTTATGATACAAGTATCCGCTCCTGTAACGCTAACTAGTGGCAATGTTATATCGCGTGGAGTAGCCGTAGTGGTTGTAATAATAAGTTCTGATTTGCTAGCAACATCACCAGTTACAATTGGGTAGTCACCAGTTTTGTGTAGAACATTTGTAGAACCAGTAGTAAGCAAAGTACCATTGACTGTAAATGTCTTAGTAGCATCTATAGTAATCCCAGCGCCAGAACTGGTGATTGTGTCTAATGAAAGTGTTGCTGCCATAATGTTGTCCTCAGATCATTGTAAGTTCACCGCTGATTGTCCAAGTGAACGTATCAGAGATGGTAATTGGACCAGCAACGAATGCGGCCTTAGTTG